TCCGATCTTAATAACTCTTTATCTTCTGTATATAATGAAGATCAAGGATATAGACCATTAAATGTATCTCCAGAAGTTTTAACTAAACCTACAGGGAAAAACCAACCACAAAATATGCCTGCTAACGCACAACAAAATAGAGCTTATATTGGTAATAGAGCAATTGTTGTTAAAGGTAATAAATGGGTGTATGAAGATACTGGAGAGGAAGCAAAATAATGGCATTACCACCACTACCACAAGGTGCAACATTATTACCACCATTGCCACAAGGTGCTAGTTATGATGCTCCAATAGACTTTAGTATTCCTACAGAAAAAGCATTACGCACAAGTTCTGTTAAAGAACAACCTATCACAAGAAGTTATGCAGATGAATTAAAAAGACAACTAGGTCTGACTGCTCGCTATTTAACTGAAGGAACTGTTGGTACTGCTGACTTTTTAGCAACCCCTGTTCGTGCATTAGGAAATGCTATTCTTCCAGAAAATTTACAAGCTAGACCATTAGCACCAGCTTTAACTAGAAATTTACCACAACCAGAAACTACTACTGAAAAAATGGTAGCAGGTCCATCAAGAGCTTTAGCAAGCACACTAGGCACAGCAGGTCTTGGCACATTAGTTAAGCCTGTATCACAATTAGGTCAATCTATTCAACAAGCATTGACTGCAAATGCACCTACACAAGCAGCAGCAGCTACCGGTGGTGGTTTAGGACAAGCAACTACACAAGAATTAGGTGGCGGTCAAATTGCTCAAACTTTAGCTGGGTTAGGTAGTAGTTTAGTAGGTGCTGGACTTGTTAGACCAAAGGCTATTGGTCTCTCTACTCAACAACTACAAAATGCTAATAGAGATGAAACATTAAAACTAGGTAGAAATGCTGGTTATGTTGCACTACCTACAGATGTAGGTGGAAGTAAAATAGGTCGTTTCCTAGAAGGTGTTTCTGGTAAATTTAAAACAGAAGAATTAGCTAGTGCTAGAAACCAACAAGTGACAAATAATTTAACTAAAAAATATTTAGGTTTGCCTGAAGATACACCATTAACAATTGAAGTTTTAGATAATGCTAGAACATCTGTATATCCTGCTTATCAAGCAATTGCTGAAACAGGTACTATTAATTTAGGTAATAATAATCCATTCTCTAATATTGTAACTGGAGTTAATAAAATAGCAGGTGGTAAAAATGCACTTATGCAAGATATACCTGATAATTATACTATGGATGCTGCAGCAGCTATTCAAAAGTTAAAAGAGTTACGTAGTGATGGTAGTGCTTATTTAAGATCAGGCACTAATATTATGAAACCTAACCCTAAAGAAGTAGTACGTGGCAATAGATATTTAGCTGAAGCCAATAAACTAGAAAAAGCAATTGAGAACCATGTTGTTAAATTAGGTCAACCAGAATTAATTGACCAATTTAGAAATGCAAGAAAATACATTGCTAAAACATTTACAGTAGAAAAAGCATTAAACCCACAAACAGGAGTTGTAGATGCTAGAAAAATAGCTAAACAATTAGATCAAGGCGTTCCTATCACTGATGAATTAGCTTTAGTGGGTAAGTATGCTAAAGCATTTCCTAAAACAACTAAAGTAGTTGCTCAAGCACCTGCACCATTTTCTGCTTTAGATTTGTATGGCGCTGGTGCAGGTACTGGATTTGATTTAATGACTGGCGTTCCTGCATTATCACTTTTAGCTCCTGCAAGAATTGCATCAAGATATGGGTTAATGACGCAACCAGTACAAAGGATGCTTGCTACACCACAATATACACCTAAAACAGCACCTTTTGTGCCATATCAAGGCTTGCTTAATAATCAAGAATAAGGACAACAATGAGTGATATAGACCCATTTGAATACGGTAAATTAACCGCACAAGTTACAGCACTTCAAGATAAAGTAGATAGTATGGAAACAGATATAAAGTCGCTCCTAGAACTTGCAAACAAGTCTAAAGGTGGCTTCTGGGCAGGTATGGCAATTGCTTCTGCTATTGGTGGCTTTATTACCTTTGTAACTAATCATTGGCTAGGAAAGTAAAATGAAACAATTACTCATGGCAATAACTTTATTGTTGCTGTGGGTGTTTCTTTATGACTACGCAGAAGCTAAAGAACTTCCAAAAGAAATGAGCATGGCTACAGAAGCAGGTGAAATAGTATTAACTTCTGAAGAATGTGTATTTAAAAAAATGGGCTTACAAGGTTATGACTACGCTGCTTATGCAACTGACAAAGGGCATCCTAACCATGAAGGTTGTTGGAAGTCTGACAGCTATGAAGGTAAACACGCAGTCTATATCTATTTCCCAGAGATAAATCAAACAGCAGTATTTGACGCTAAACTATTTCAACCTAAAGCTAATATATGAGTTTTATTACAGAGAACAACATAGCTAATTTATATAGTGCGCTAATAGAGTTCCCTGTTTTTGACGAATATAAACTTCCGCCTGCATCTAAAGTAGACTTTGTTATTGTGCATGATAACAATATATGTGGACAATATGAACCACCAGAACAAGGTGAGCCTCATGTCATTACCATTAGCACAGCACGTCATTCTCATTTGTATCCAGTCCTTATGACACTTGCACATGAGATCATTCATATGTGTGTATATTTAGAATCACCTAAAACTGATAGATATACTAGCCATAAAGGCTTATTCTTAAAACTACAAAAGCGTGTAGCCAATCATCTTGGCTTTGACCCGAAGGAGCTTTAATGTTTAATTTAATTAGTTTAATCTTACCTGCTTTAGTGCCAGCATTTGCTGATGGTGCTAGAGGTCTTATAGCAAAGTTTACAGGTGGTGCAGGTGGACAACCACAAAACATGACAGAACGTATAGAGCTTATGAAAGCAGAAGCAGAGAAGCTACAGGCTTTAGCTTCACTAGATAACCCTACTGGTGAACCTTCTAAATGGATTATAGACCTTCGTGCTTCATTCAGATACATCATCATTAGTGCTATTATGATATTTACCGCTATAGTGGTATTCAACCCTGATGTTGTAGGTGCTGCTGTAGTTGCAGTATTCCTAGACATGACTGGAGCTTGTATGTCATTCGTCATTGGCGAAAGAATGTACCTGACACTTAAAAAATGATAGTTTTAAATATAATGAATTGGATAGGCTTAACTATCCTTAAATTATTAATAGTAGCTTTGTTATTTAGTGCTATGGGTTTCTCTTTAGTATTTATGTATGCCATGCAATACTTAACACAAGCCTTACATTATGTGGACAAAAATGTTAATTGAAGTAAAAAGGTTTGAGTTTAAAGATACGCATACTATAGGCAAGATGTATGTAGATGGAGTTTATGAGTGCTACACGCTAGAGGATGCAGTTAGAAATGGCACTAAAGTAATAGGTAAAACTGCTATCCCTATTGGCACATATAAACTTATCATAGACGCTTCTACACGCTTTAAACAAGATATGCCACATATACTAGACGTTCCTGACTTTACCGGTGTTCGTATCCATGCAGGTAACACTTCAGCAGATACAGATGGATGTATATTACTTGGTTCTACCTGGGCAGGTAAAGACTTCATAGGTAACTCTAAAATAGCTTATAAGAAATTCTTTGATAAACTCAAACAAAACAAAACAGTATCCATAACCATTTCGTAGTATATGATAAGTTATTATGAAAATATTACTTATTGATATAGAGGTCGCACCTAATACAGCTCACGTCTGGGGTATCTTCGACCAGAACATTTCTATCAACCAATTACTAGAATCATCTTACACTCTTTGCTATGCAGCCAAGTGGTATGGTGAGTCTAAAATTATGTTTGACTCTGTATATAAGTCAGATAAAAAAACTATGCTTAATTCAGTTCACAAGTTATTAGATGAAGCTGATGCCATAGTCCACTACAATGGTTCTAGGTTTGACATCCCTATCTTACACAAAGAATTTTTATTAGCGGGTATGAACCCTCCAGCACCTTCTAAACAAATAGACTTACTTCAGGTAGCTCGTAGGCAGTTTAGGTTTGTATCTAACAAACTTGACTATGTAGCACAGGCATTAGGGTTAGGTAAAAAGACAGCACATGAAGGTCACGAGCTTTGGCTTAAATGTATGAACAATGACCGTAAGGCATGGAAAACAATGGAAGAATACAATAAGAATGACGTTATTCTTTTAGAGAAAGTTTATAACCGCTTTAAAGGATGGATAAAGTCACATCCTAATCACAATGCTTATTCTAAAAGCATGGTATGTCCAAGTTGCAATTCTAGTAAATTACATAAACGTGGGTTTGCAATTACAGCTACACGACAATATCAACGATACCAATGTTCGGAGTGTGGGTCATGGAGCAAGTCTGTGAAGTCAGAAAAGAATTACAACGAGTTGGTTACCAGCATATAAGGAAGATAATGGATATTGAAGCATTATGTCAGCACATTGTAGGTAAGACTATTGTAGAAGCAGAAGCCTACTATGAGAATAGCCAACTGAACATAACCCTTAATGATGGCACTTATATAGAGATCACTTGCGACTCTGTTTATTCAGAAGTTCCTGAATTGGATGACTGATATAACCCTTAAAGATGGCACAATAGTTGACAATTATAGTCGGGAATATATGCTTTATTGTGAGGCTAAATGGCTTACTGGAAAAGACTTTGAATTTTGTCAAGAATGGTTTGCTAAAATTTCTGCCAAGCGTCTACAAGACATTCCTGTGATAAAAGGGTATATGGTATTACTTAATGCCTAAAGATGCGCCCAGGCTACCTTAAAATGCGTTTAAATGGCATTCCTAGCTTATTTGCCACCAACTATTAATATAACTCTTTAAAGCCTCTACTCCACTATCAAGATAAATAAGACTATCTTGTGTGACTTGGTAAAACTTACCTACTTCCATCCGGTCATTATCACTATGACCATATATCAAAATAACAGTAAAGTTATCCTGCTTTGCCAAGCCCTTTAGAACGATCTTCTGTCCCATAGGTAATACTTCTTCTTCGTGCTTCCATTCTGCCACCAGGAACGCTTTGCCACTCTTACACAGCACCATATCTAAATTAGTGGGCATAATAGTAGGCTTATCTTCTATAGCACCTTGTAGAAAGCCAAAGTCTATAAACTTGGCGTTACTGTTTCTCATGCCTAAATTAGACACAAACAACAATCCCACTAGAACTGGTCATGCAAACTGTCACACTACCATCTGGCGAAAATATAGTAGTTGTTTCACCAAAAGCCTTTTCTGTTGAATAAATAGCTAATGCTGCCATCACAATAATAAATACTAAATATATTTTATTATTCATCATCATTCCTCACTAATTGAGCTTCAACTTCAGGTGGGTTTACTGCATCTTCATCTCTTAAAGTTTCAATCAACTTATGCCTAAACCATTCTGACTTGGCTAGGTCGCCTTCAATGTCACCTTTAAACGGATAACGTAAGTCATACTTCATCTTTGTGCCTTTTAGATAACCCACAAATTCTTCTTTAGTGAGTCTACTTTGAATAACATCTATTGTTTCTATACCGCCTTGTACATAGTGCGGTGGTCTATTTACCATATCCATTATAACTATCCCCTTATAAAAAATAAATTAATTAATGCGTAACATCCATAAGCAAACCAACCCATACTACCAATAACTAACAACCATACTATTACATCTAATATTTTTTGCATTTATAACCCAGTAACAAAGCGACTGCTATCATATTTTTTAACATTGGTTACCTTAATAATATTAGCGGTGTCTGGAATAAGAGGTGTAATAGTAACATTGTGCATCTTGGACTTTAAGTCTTTAAACCAAGACATCTCTCTAGGTTCTGATGCCATAAGCATAGACCTGACTAACTTACCTTCTGCGTCAAATTCTTCCACTAGGTAAGCTAATGGCTTCATGTAAAACGTCTATTCCAACCACTATTGCATCCACTACGCAAAGGTGTAGGTAGTGTAACTTTACCTTCTTTAATAAGTTTCCTAATTCGTTCTTGTGGACCTTTAGCTTTAATAATAATTTTAGTCCTATTAGCGTCTGGATGAATACGCATATATTCATTGATTGCTGTAATAATTTCTTCGTCTGTTATTTTTCTCATTAGTAAAATACCATCCTTCCTATATGTATTATTTTTCTTTTTCCGTACCACGTTTCTTTTGGTGGTATCGAGTCATCATGGAAGTATAAAGCGTTTGCAACTGGGTTAGTATGTTTATTAAAAACAATTGTGTCAAGAACCAATAGTTTAGTTTGAAGATAAGTTTTTCTATCAACTGGATGGTGGTTTTCTCCCTTAACAGAAAACTGACCATTAGCGTAAACAACATCACATACATCACGACCCCAACGATTAGACTTAACACGATTACGGATAACATTTATAACACCTACCTTTTCCTCTAGTGATTGAGTATTAGCTTCATGGTACACCGCTTGGGCGTAACAATTAACATCTAGTTCTAATTGGTTAATGTCCATTTATTAGCTTTGTTAGTTCGTGATAGCCTTGATAACCCACTTTAGCCTTAACCTTTTTTATAATATATGCTTCGTCTATTTCTGCAAGTAGTAATGCAAAGTCACGCATAGGGTTATCTTTTCTTAATAGCCACTCAAGAGCTGCACGTTGTATGTGAAACCCACTCCTACTATGAAATACATCATTTAAAACTTGTGTCAGTATAGCCATGTAAAGCCTTCCCTCTGGCATATTAACTAATTCAGTTCTTAATGCTGCACTTGCTTCTATCTTTAGCATATTAGAACTAGACATTAATGGTTTTCTCTATTTCTTTTTTATGTTCCCATGAGATAATATAAACTCATATTAACTATTAAGGATAAATATTATGTGGACAACTCCAGCAGCTACAGAAATGCGTTTTGGCTTTGAAGTAACTATGTACGTTATGAATAAGTAATGGATAACGACATCCCCCTAAAAAGGGATGTCACCATCTACCACGTCTGCACCTTCAACAGCAGCTTTAGGTGTATCTGCTTTAACTCTAATAGGTCCTGAATACTGCGGTCTTTTAGAGCCAGGTTCAATATCATTCTTATACAATGCACCACTAATTTCAATACCATCTACATTACCTGATATAGAAATATATTTTTTACCATCTTTTTCAGTTAGCCAACCTGCCATCTTATTCGTATTATCATATAACTCTGCCATACATTACTCCTTCAGTTGTAAAATTGCTTGATCTACTTCTTTTAAAAACTGCTCTACTTCTGCTTCTAACTCCAAAATATACTGTAAGTCTTTTTCTACCCTACTAACAAAAAGCTGCATCTCTGGTGGAAAGTTTGGATTATAACTTATAAAGTCACAAAACTTTGCATTAGGAACACAAGCCATTTGCCATTGCATCTGGGGTATATATTTACTAGGAACTTTTTTAGTCATCAATGTAGAAGTATGGGTTGTAAGAATTGGACATTTAATTTCAATAAGTCCTTCACCAACTAAACCATCTGGACTAGCACCACTCATAGCAATTCTTGGGTGGTCATAAAAGCCTACTTCTGTCACTACGACATCATTTAACACTTCGTAAAGTTTACGAGCTATTGGCTCTCTATCTACACCGTCTTGCATAGCTTGGTTCATAAAGAATGAGTCTGCTTTTTGTCCTGTAAGCCTTTCAGTTACAAGTTGCACCAGGTAATTTTGCCTGCTAATAGAGTAACCTGTCTTTGTCTTGGCAAGGACATCACTCATGCGACTGGCTGTGACTTTT